GCGTTAGCGTTTGCGGCTGCTGGTGTTGCGGCGTTGGCATTTGCCGCGGACGCTGTTAAGTCTGCTGCACTAGATCAAGCGGCACAAGAAAAGTTGGCTGAAACAATTAGGGCAACGACAAACGCAACAGCCTCACAAGTTGCAGGAGTTGAGGATTACATCACCAAAACTTCCATTGCAATTGGCGTCACTGACGACGAATTGCGCCCTGCTTTTGGTCGCCTTGTAAGAAGCACGAAGGACGTCGAAGAAGCACAACGTTTGACCAATCTTGCGTTGGACTTGGCGCAGGTAAGTGGCAAGTCAGTTGAAACCGTTGCAAACGCGCTTGGCAAGGCTTATGACGGAAACACGACTGCCTTGGGAAAACTAGGCTTAGGACTTGACGCCAACCTTTTAAAGTCGAAAGACAATGAAGCAATCATCACTTCACTTGAAGGCACATACGGCAGATTTGCTGAAGGTGCTGCCGAAACTACTGCCAAGAAATTTGAACGTATTCGCATTGCAACCGACGAAGCAAAAGAGTCAATCGGTGCAGCCTTATTGCCTATTGTCGAAAAGTTGTCAGTCTACATTTTAGAAACAGTCGTCCCAAATTTACAAGCATTTATTGCTGGACTTACAGGCGAAGGAAGTTTGACTGAAGCAAACGACAAAGCAACAGCAGGTGCATTTGAATTTGGTGAACAAGTGCGAAAGGTTATTAAAACAGTCATAAGCCTAAAAGACGAATTGAAAGCCGTTGCAATTGTTATTGGCACGGTTTTTGTTGTGTCTAAGATTTCAGCCGCAATCACTGCAACAATTACGGCAATCAAAGGCTTAATTGCGGTTTATGGACTTTTAAAGAAATCGGCAATCATTGCTGGTATTGCACAGGCTTTTGCACTCAATCCATTGTTGGGCTTGGCTGCCGTTGCTTTAGGCGCAGCAATCTTGGCTGGTGCAAATCGTTTGTTCGGCGATAGCGATTCAAGTTCAGCAAGCGGTGGCAGTTCAGCACCGTCAGGGTTCAAGATACCAACATTGCCTGAAGCACCACAAAGCAGCAGTTCAAGTTTCTTGCCGCAAAACTCAAACATGAGCAATAACAGTGGCGCGACGATCAACCTTACAGTCAACGGTGCAATAGATAAAGAAGGAACAGCACGTACAATTATTGACGCTTTAAACAATTCGTTCTATCGCGGCACAGGTGGCGCGTCCAACCTGCAATTCTCATGACAGCGTGGTCACCAATTTGGAAGGTCAATCTAGACGGCGTTGAATACACAAATGCCGTTTTAGCCAACCTGACAATCAGATCGGGTCGAACCAACATTTATGAGCAGGCGCAGGCAGGGTATGCCAACCTTCAATTGCTAGACGTTGATCAGGCAATCATTCCTGTTCAAATAAACAGCGCAATAACTATTTCAGTGCAAAACAGTGCTGGCACATACGTCAACATTTTTGGCGGCAACGTCGTTGACATTGGACTTGAAGTTGCAAATGTTGGTTCAACTGCCTTCACACAGACTTATAGCATCACCGCACTTGGGGCATTGGCACGATTACCAAAAGCCTTGACCAACGGTGTTTTGTCAAAAGATTTTGACGGCGATCAGATTTACACAATTTTGCAACAGGTTTTGTTCGCAACATGGGGACAAGTACCACCAGCAGAAACATGGGCAAGTTATGACCCAACTACTACTTGGGCAACGGCTGGAAATACTGGTTTGGGTGAAATAGACCAGCCCGGGAATTATGAATTAGCAGCGCGCACGTCAAGCCGCACGGACATTTATTCACTTGTTTCGGCATTGGCAACTTCGGGGCTTGGGTACATTTACGAGGATTCACAAGGTCGCATTGGATACGCCGACAGCACCCACCGCACCGTTTATCTTGCTGCCAACGGATACGTTGACCTTGACGCCAACCATGCACGGGCTGCTGGCTTGCGTACTGACACACGCGTTGGAGACGTCCGCAACAGCATGACAATCAAATACGGCGCAACCAGCAGCAGCGAACAATCTGCCTCAGACGCAGACTCAAAAGCGTTATACGGTGAACTTGCTCAAATCATTACTACAACCCTTCACAATTCCTCAGACGCTTTAGCACAGGCAAACTTCTATCTTGCGCTAAGAAAACAGCCTCAGCCCAATTTCAGCGCAATCACATTTGACCTGACAAATCCTGAAATTGACAACTCAGACCGTGACAACCTAATTGCCTGTTTCATGGGTGAACCAATACGCATACAGAATTTGCCTGTCAACATGGGCGCAATCTTTCAAGGCTTCATTGAGGGCTGGTCATTTCAAGCGTCATACAATCGGCTTGCCGTAAGTCTGTTTTTGTCGCCGTTGGCTTACAGCCTGCAAGCCATGCGTTATAAAGACGTTCCAATTGGCGAAAGTTATGCAAGCGTGTCGCCGACCTTGCAATGGCAGTATGCGACAATAGTCGCCTAGACAAGGAGAAAAAATGGCAAATCCAACAACAAACTTCGGCTGGCAAATGCCAACCTCAACCGATTTAGTCACGGACTTACCAGCCGATTTTGAAGTTTTTGGTCAAGCCGTTGACACTGCTTTTGTTGATCTAAAAGGTGGTACGTCAGGTCAGGTTCTCAGTAAGGCTTCAAACACTGATTTAGATTTCACATGGGTTGCACAAGATGACCTGACACTTACGATCAACCCACAAACAGGCACGACCTACACGTTTGCAGCAGTTGACGCCAACAATAGTTTGGTGACGGCAAGCAACGGTTCTGCCCAAACTTACACAATCCCAACAAATGCTTCAGTATCCATTGCCGTTGGTTCACAGATCAACATCATTCAAATTGGTGCTGGTCAAGTCACTATTGTGGGTGCAGGTGGTGTCACGGTCGCCTCAACTGGTGCGGCTAGTGCTTCGCCTAAGTTGCGCGTGCAAAACTCAGCGGCTACTTGTATAAAGACTGCAAGCGATACTTGGTACGTTGTTGGGGACATTGCGTAATGAGTCCAATACTTGGCATTTTTGCCAGTGCTAGCGGAGTACGCACCTTTGTTGTCGTAGCACATGACACGTCGCCTTATGTCACAGCCTATCCTTGGTCTAATGGTTTTGGTACAAAATACGCCGATCCTGCAACGCTTCCAACAGGAAACGGCAACGGCGTGGACATAAATCCGACCAGAAATGTTGTAGTAGTAGCACACACCACAACTCCATTTGTAAGTGCTTACAATTGGTCTGCTGGTTTTGGTACTAAATTTGCCGACCCTGCATCTTTACCAGCGGGAAATTCAGAGTCCATAAATTTTAATAACGCGGGAAATAATGTCGTTTTAGCCATGATAAGTAGTCCGTACATTAACGCTTACGCTTGGTCAGGTGGTTTTGGTAGTAAGTATGCTAACCCAGCAACGCTTCCAACAGGTTCAGGTAATCAGGCAACATTTAACCCAGCAGGTGACGTCGTTGCTATTGCACACAGCACAAGTCCTTTTGTAAGTGCCTATCCATGGTCTAGTGGTTTCGGTACTAAATACACAAACCCAGCAACATTGCCTGCTGGAACAGGTCAAGGAATTACATTTAACCCAGCAGGTGACGTTGTAGTTGTTCCACATAGCACTACGCCTTTTGTGAGTGCTTACGCTTGGTCAGGTGGTTTTGGTAGTAAGTATGCTAACCCAGCAACATTGCCTGCTGGAACAGGACTTGCAACTGCATTTAATCCTTCTGGAAATGCAATAGCAATCGGAAGTCTTAGCACACCATACGTTCTAGCCTATCCATGGTCTGCTGGTTTTGGTACTAAGTATTCAAACCCTGCAACACTTCCAACGGGTGCAGGTAGAGGTGTCAAATTTAACGCTGCTGGAAATGCAATAGCCATTGCGCACAGCACAACTCCATTTGTGACAGCCTACCCATGGTCTAGTGGTTTCGGTACTAAATACACAAACCCTGCAACACTTCCAACGGGTACGGGCAACGCAATTGCATTTGTTTAATCAACTACTAAAAAAGGAAGCAAAATGACAGAAAACGAATTAACACCAATTCAAGCGCGACAGTTAGAAGTAGATCAGTACACCCTTAATGTCACTAATTACCAAACATTATTGGCAATGCTTGACGGCGATTGGGACGCTGATCTTGTGCATTTGAAAAATGTCGAAACACAAGAAGCCGCGCGTCAATGCCCTATGGACAGATTAGAACGTTTAGCAGTTTTGCAGCAATTTGACCAAGTAACCAATTTACTTAAAACAGAAATTGTGGAACGCGCTAAGGCTGCTGCAATTCTTGAAATGCTTAAAGGGTAATTTTAATGACATTCCCACAGGGTACAAACGCCCGTTTCATTGAAATTGCAGCCGCCGAAATCGGCACAATTGAAGAAGGCGACAACCTGACAAAGTACGGCAAATTTACAAAGGCAGACGGCTTGCCGTGGTGCGGTTCATTTGTCAATTGGTGTGCCGCACAAGCAGGCGTCAAGATTCATTCAGTCGTTGGCACTGCTATTGGGGCGCATAAGTTCAAGGAAATTTCACGTTGGTCAAACCTTCCTCAATTAGGTTATGTCGCTTTTATGGATTTTCCACATGACGGCGTTGACCGCATTTCACACGTGGGCATTGTGGTTGGCTTAATTGACGACAAACAAT